ATTGGAACTTCGTCGTGACATCGAAAAGTCAATCGGCGACACAGACGTAGCACGTTCAGCTTCTGAGCCACGCAAATCTGCGTCTCTGTCATGCTGGATGACAAATGGTTCTGTTGGTGCAACTGCAGGTGCTTTCGGCACGGGCGATGGCACTGACACAATCACGGGTGGAGATGACCGCGCACTTACTCTTGCATTGATTGAAGACGGAATGCAGGATGCGTGGACAGACGGCGGAAACCCAAAGATGCTTGTTGCATCTGCGACTAACCGTGCAAACTTCTCTGACCTGTCAGCATCCGGCAACCTTGTGTCAAACGATGTGAACATGACTGCGGCTAAGGCGACAACATATGTCGGCTCAACTTCTGTCTTTCTCACAGACTTCGGCACATTGGATGTGGCTCCTTCAAGATTCCTCGGCAATGACCGTATCTTCTTGATTGACCCAGACTTTGCCAGCCTTTGCACACTGAACGGACGTAATTTCGCTGAGAAAGAAATTGCATCGACAGGTGACGCAGAGAAAACTCAGCTAATCACTGAGTGGGCTCTGAAGGTTCAGGCACCAAAAGCACATGCGGGAATTTTTGACCTTAACGGTTCTTAATTTCACTGAGGGGGCGGGCAACTGCCCCCTCTACCCATCAGGAGGACAATATGAAAAGAGTGCTAAGTATCGACCCAATCACGGGCAAAGAATTATACCTGCATCAAAATGCAGACGGCACTGAGGTTATTGAGCAGACCCAGCACTTTGACTCCCTCATTAAGCTGAATAAGCACATGAACGACCAGTGGCAAAAGGGCCAAATGCGCGGAACCCAAAAGCATATGGCTCATGTGGCAGAAATACCCAATATAGTGTATGCTGACCTTGTAAGTAAATTTGGAAAGCCTGCTGATAATCCGAGAGCTTGGAAGCAGTGGCTGAACGACAGCGAAAACAAAGCATTCAGAACGGGCGGCGGTAACATATGAGTATAGGTAGTTACGCAGAGTTAAAAACTGCAATCGCAAACTTTCTGGCGCGTGATGACCTCACAGCACAGATACCAATGTTTATCCAGCTTGCTGAGGGTCGCATGAGCCGTGAGCTTGAGACCCGCGAGCAGGAGAAGCGTTCAACAGCAACGCTGACCAGCGGCGATGAATACATAGCCCTGCCAACTGACCTGCGTGAAGTGCGCGAAGTAAAGCTAAACACTGACCCCGTGCAGGTGCTGACATATTACAGCCCGTCATCTTTGGATACCTCATATGCCTCATCCGGCGGTGGTCGCCCAGAGGGGTTCAGCATTGTCGGCAAGGAAATGAAAATTCGGCCCGTACCTGATGACGCTTACACAATGGAGATTGTCTATATCGGCAGTCTCGAAAGCATCTCAGACACCGCCACCCCGACCCTATTCCTTCGGAGCCCAGACCTCTATCTGTATGGGGCGCTGGCAGAATCATACGCGTACTTACTGGATGAGGCACGGGCCTCGCAGTATGATGCCAAGTTCACACGCGGCATGGAGGAAGTAAAGGTAGACGAGCAACGTGCACATTACGGCACGGGTAGCTTACAAATCCAAAGTATTTATTCACGACAGAACGCAGTAGCGGAGAATTAAACAATGTCAGCATTATCAGATTATTTAGAGAATGAAATTCTCGACCACATTCTCGGAACTGGTGCTTACACCATGCCGACAAATGTTTATGTGGGCCTAGCAACGGCATCATTCAACGATGATGCAAGCGGAACCGAGTTATCAGGCTCTGGATATACTCGCAAGGTTATCACCTTCAACGCGGCGGCTTCGGCAACTGCTGATAATGACGCGGCTGTTGAGTTTCCAGCGGCGACAGGTTCATGGGGCACGGTCAGCCACTTTGGTCTGTTCGATGCGGCATCATCCGGCAACCTGTTGGTTCACGGCGCATTCACCACTGGCAAGGCTATCGGGTCAGGTGACATCCTAAAGATACCGGCGGGCGACCTAGACATTACAGCGGCGTAAGGTTAGGCAATGCCTACAGGGACACCCAGCCTCGACAACTTTACTAAGAACAACTTAGACACGCTGACCGTATCTCTGGACAGCGCGTCTTTTCTTACGAGTGTTGACTGGTCTAACCCGACCCTTGAGCAGTTAGATGCTTGGGGCACTATGGACGCTCTGGACGGCTTTGGCACGTTAGAGCAACTAGCTGACCTAGACGTAATCCATTGCTCAGGCTCGGCCCCTATTGCCTTTACAGCAACGGCGGCTATTCAGTTTGCTATTGATGTGGCTGGCACGGCAAACATAGCTGTCACTGCGGCATCAGATGCCGACAGAATAAGAACGATGTCTGCCAGCATTACGGGCGCATTCGGCTTTACAGCAACCATTACCCCGCTGAGGCAAATGTCCGGCACGGCGTCTATTGCTGTAACGAGCGCGGCAGATTATAACAGGCTCATCAGCGTAGCTGGTACGGCCTCTGCTGTTGTCACATCAACGGCAAGCAGTAATATCCTGTATCTGGCTCAGGGCACTGCCACGGCTGAGTTCACAGCAACCGGCGCAACAACTGGCATATTCGTGGAAGCGGGCGCAACGCAGGCGCAGATAAGTGTAACAGGCACAGCGAAGGTTCTGGGTGAGGATTGGACAGATAATTCAATCGGGACAGAAACGTGGTCTGATGTAGCGGTTGGCTCAGAGGTTTGGGCTACAGTAGCAACTGGCAGTGAGGTTTGGGCAAGACAATGATGCAGTTCGGTGAGTGGCTCCCTGACCAGCCTAATTTTATGAATCAAGGCGTATCAGTCGCAACCAATGTGGTTCCGGTTCTGAGCGGCTATTCCAGCCTAAGCGAGTTTGTGCCGTACTCCGGCGCGTCTACAAACACAATTCTGGGCGTATTTGCGGCAAAGTCAGATGATGGCAATACAAAGCTGTTTGCCGGTGATAGCGCAAAGCTATACGAATTTGATGCCAGTGATTCCAGCTTGGATGATATCAGCAAGGCGGGAACACCTGCATATGACCTGTCGAGCAGTGAGCGCTGGAAGTTCGTTCAGTTTGGCGACACGGTTTATGCGGCTGGTGGCATTGGCGAGGAAATGCAGAAATTTCAGCTAGGCACTGATACCGTGTTCTCTGACGTATCTGGCGCACCTAAGTCTGACTTCATTGCCGTTGTGCGTGATTTTGTGTGGACAGCTAATATCGACACCGGCTCCGGCAGAAAGCCATATCGTGTTTATTGGTCTGCGTTCAATGACCCCACGGGCTGGACATCTGGAACCGACCAAAGCGATTTTCAGGACCTGCCCGATTCTGGCGATATTTCAGGAATTGTCGGCGGAGAATATTGCACAATTCTAATGGAGCGGGCGATTGTTCGGGCAACCTATTCCGGCCTGCCGCTGGTGTTTCAGTTCGATAAAGTGGAAACGGCGCGTGGCTGTCAGGTTGCGGGCTCTGTCTGCAATATTGGGCATAGTGTGTTTTATCTGTCAGACGATGGTTTCTATATGTTTGACGGACAAGGCTCAAAGGCTATTGGCGCTGAGAAGGTGAACCGCTTTTTCTTCGACGACTTTGACTTCAGCTTTAAGGACAAAATGACATCCACAGTAGACCCGCAGGCACAGCTTGCCGTCTGGTCATATGTCTCTAATAGTTCTCTGGATGGCACCCCTGATAGGCTCCTCATATATAACTATGCTCTGAACCGCTGGTCACTGGCTAACGTATCAGCCGACCTGATAGCCCCATTCTTTACGGCGGGTTACACTCTTGAGGCTCTGGATAATATCAGCGCGAGCATTGACGGCCTGCCTGCGTCTCTGGATAGCGCATTATATAAGGGTGGTCAGTTCCTGTTCGGCGGAGCTCTGGGCACTAAGATTCACGCATTTACTGGCGACCCTCTGACCGGCACTATTGAGGCCGGAGAGAACAGCTTGTCTATGGGCAAGCATGCAATCGTCACGCGGGTCTATCCATACCATGAGGGCGGCACCGTTACTGTAGAGGTTGGCACTCGCAATGTTCACACAGAGGACGCGACCTTCTCAACAGCCATAGCGCCTAATGCAGACGGGTTTGTCCCGTTTAGAGAGCAGGGCAGGTACCACCGAGTTCGTATGAACATCTCCGGTCAGTGGTCGCTGGCTCAGGGCATTGACGTTGAGGCAAGAGAGATAGGTCGCAGATGACGCGCACGACAAACTATCGTATCCTGAACCCCATTACAGCCACTACGCGAGAAGTCGCAGAGGTGCTGAACAGGACGGTTGACGGTAAGCTAAACAGCGTGGGTGAGTTCACCATCCCGCACAGCACAATATCAACAACGGTGACGGACCCAAGGGTGGGCAAGGAAAGCGTTATCTTGTTCAGCCCATTGGATGCACATTTCTACAGCGTGGAGCCGGTGGTCAACACGCTAAACAACGGGAGTTTTGTCGTGGAGAGTAAAAGCCACGGTCATGCAACGGTAGTAGCATATGTCATTATTGGATGAATACGAAAGATTAATGCACCATGTAGAGGCCGCATTAGGATACGCTGGAAACAGTCACACGGCGTTGGATGTGCTGGACGCTATACGCTCTGGCAAAGCCCAGTTTTTTCCGTATGAAAATTCTGTTATAGTGACGGAGATAGTTGACTACCCGCAGAGAACGTCCTGCCGAATCTGGTTAGCCGGTGGCAATATGGACGAACTGATGGAAGCTGAAAAAGAAGTCGCTGAATGGGCCAAGGGTCACGGATGCGATTCAATGGAAATTATTGGACGCAAGGGCTGGGAGCGCCAGCTAAACGAGTATCAGGCGACAGCCACATTATTAACAAGGAATTTGTAATATGAGTAAGGGCGGCGGAAGTTCACGGACTATCACACAGTCCACACAGGCACCGGAATACGCACAGCCATTCCTGAAGACAGGTCTGGAAGAGGCCAAGCGTCTATATGAGAGCCCGACACCTCAGTATTACCCTCAGAGCACAGTTGTAGGCTTTGCCCCTGAAACGGAGCAAGCACTGAGCGGATATCGTTCACAAGCTCTTCAGGGTAGCCCGTTTGTTGGCGCGACGCAGGACGTTGTAATGCAGAACCTGATGGGCACTAACCCGCTCATGTCGGCGGCGATGCAACCCGTCCTTGAGAAAATGCAGGGTCAACTCTCTCAGTCTGGCAGATATGGCTCAGGCTATGGTGACGCGGCGATTGCTCAGGCATTGGCACCTATGGCCTACCAAGCACAACAGGCGGCGATTGCTCAGGCACCAGCGGCCCGTCAGTTTGGCTTCGCTGACCTAGAGACACTCGCACAGGTTGGCGGTGCTAGAGAGGCTCAGTCACAGGCAGAACTGCAAGCTGATATGCAGAGGTTCCAGTATGAGCAGGCTCGTCCGGCGGCTAAACTGGCAGATTATATGCAGATGGTTCAGGGTGGCTCAGGCGCACTTGGCGGTCAGCAAATAACTCCGGTCACACGCAACCCAGCATTAGGGTTCCTCTCCGGCGGTCTAGCTGGCGCACAGGCCGCTAAAATGCTGAGCATGACAGGCGGCGGCGCACAGGGTCTTGCCGCAGGTGGTGCATTGTTAGGAGCATTCGCATAATGGCAATACCTTCACGCTTTGATTTGAGCATGACCCCAGCGGGTCGGTTCCTACAGCTACAACAGCCACAAACACCAAGGCCACAAAGCCAAGTGATTGCCAGAGACGCTTTGGGCAGAATTTCTGTTGCTGGCCCGCGCTTGCCTAGTGCTGGCGCACAGCCTGACCCACGAGCTCCCTTCGGCTTTCGCAAGGATGTTATGGACCGTCTTACTGGCATACAGCCAACAATGGGAACAGTTCCGTCTCTGCCACCAAAGAAGCCCATGAGCCTTATGGACAGAATATCTCCTGAGTTTGGCACACCGGCATCGGCTGGCTTAGGTGCGGCGGCGGCAACGGGCTTGCAGATGTCAGGCTACAGTCCGACACCGATATCAACAGCGCAGGGCTTGGGCGCGATGATGCAGTCCGGCATGAAGGCATTCCAAGCGGCTAAGGCGGCTGAAAAGCAAGATATAAACGATGCCTTTGCTAGAGAGCTAACTCTGGCAAAAATTCAGACAGAGCGTTTGAAGGGCAAACAGCCATTCTCAG